CTCAAGCATTGATATGTATAGCGACCTGGCTAACCATCTCATCCAGCGTGAGGCAGACATTGCAAAGGCAACTGCATACTTCAAGAAAGTATGGGCATTGCCTACCAAAATTGAACAATCACCATTGCACCTACTCAGCAAGGGCGAGAAGAATGCTAAATCCCGTGCTCTCAATGCACGGCAAAAAGCACTGGCTATCTACTCAGATAGCCCAACGCAAGAGAACATCCGCAATACAGAGTTTGGTTTGTGGCAGGCAGTTGTAGAATACGCAGACCACCATACTCACAGAGATGCCAGCATTGCTACCTTGGCAGGCCGCAATGATGGTGTTAAACTACGAGCACTAGAACTGCTCTCAATCTAAGGAGAAACATGTACTTAAATCCAATCACAGTAGATGGCGTAACCTATAACTTCACAGAAGAATCACTCAAGGAACTAATCAAGAGTGAGACTGCAACTAAAGCAAAACTAGAATCAGTACAAGCAGAAGCACAAGAGTCATACAGGAAACTTGCTAGCATTCGTGCCAAGGTATATGATTTCTTTACTGAAGTATTTGAAGATGGTGGTGATGAAGCAACCGTTACACGTGAGGGCGTTAACGAATTGCTAGAGTCAATCGGTTCAGATGCATTGGTAACAACTTGGTCAGCAACTGTAGAGATTACAGTTACAGTTACTGGTATCAACGCTTCTTCCCCTGAAGAGGCTGAAGATATTATTAATGACAACATCGAAGTAAGTGGATACAACTTTGATGTACATGACCAAGATATCAATGTGTATGGAATCGAAAGAGAGTAGTGTCGCTCTCTTAACTACCATCAGTCGTCGCTATCTAACGCATGGGTGTTTGTTCATTTCTACCATGTGTTAGACTTGGGGATGGGTGGTCCCGCCATCTGCGAACACGGGACACTAACTAAACAAGGGGATATATGCCAACAGAAATTGAAAGAGATAGATACGGTAGACCACTAGTTGTTCCACCTACAGGTGGCAAGCCAGTTGCTTATACACGTGCAACTACCATTGCCAACAGTTTAGATGATGCCTCTGCATTGACAGCATGGAAGATGCGTATGGCAGCAATCGGTTTAACAAGTCGCCCAGATATATTGCTAGCCATTGGTGTAGCAGCAGACAATAATAAGTTAGTTAATGCTTACATCGAAGAAGCAATGGAAGTAGCAGGCGCTAGCAAAGCAGCCACTATTGGTACAGCAATCCACGCACTAACAGAGAAGTTAGATTTAGGTTTAGACCTAGGTATATTCCCAGAGCAGTGGATGGCAGACATCAAAGCCTATGAAGCAGCAACAAAGATTCTTACTAAGATTTACATCGAGCAATTCACAGTGCTAGACAAGTATAAAATTGCAGGCACACCAGATAGAGTTGTTGAGTATAAAGGTGAGCGATTTATTGCAGACCTAAAGACAGGTCGCATTGACCACCCAAATAATATTGCTATGCAATTAGCAATCTATGCAAACGGGTCCCCGTATATGACGGATACGGGAACCCGTGGAACATGGGGCGATATCAATAAAGATAAAGCAATCATTGTTCATGCCCCAGCAGGGACAGGAACATGCAAACTAGTATGGGTTGACATCAAAGAAGGATGGAAAGGCGTACAGTTTGCAATGAAAGTAAGAAAGTGGCGAGACCAAAAAGGTTTGGCTACTCCATTCGAGCAAGGAGAAGATAGTGCCTAGCACAGAAGCACCAATCAGTATCACAGTTAAGACAGCAGCAGGTTCTCTAGTAACAGTCCGAGCAGAAAGCGGAGACGAACTAGATAACATTGTTGCACATTCAATTGCAGCAATTGCATCAGCAGCACAGGAACTAGAATCAGCAGTGCGTGGTGCATCAGCACCAGCAGTGTCAGTTCAGTCAGTAGCAGCAGCACTAGGTGGAAACATCATTGAAACAGGAACAACAATTCCTGCCCAAGAATATACACAGCCAGCACCAGTAGCATCTATTGGTGGGCGCAATTGCGCACACGGTAAGATGACAGCAATCCAAGGTATGGGTAAAGATGGTAAGCCGTACAAAGGTTACTTCTGCCCAGCACCAAAGGGTGCATTTGATAAGTGCAAGAATCAGTACGTTGTGGTTCAGTCACCAGAGTGGAACACATTCGTTCCAGAACAGATTAAGTGAAAACACTTAGACGCTCTATAAACAAAGCAGAGGTGGGTGGCGAACCATTGCCACCCGCTTTTGCGGCGTTTGAAAGAGCAGGAATTATTCTGCGTAGAGCAGAGGTAACTGTAGTTGCAGGCACCCCAGGTGCAGGCAAGTCATCAGTTGCATTGGCTATCGCTGCTAAAACAAAACATCCTACACTTTACTTTTCAGCAGATACCAATGCACATACTATGGCTATGCGTTTGATTGCTATGACAGGCAAGATGACACAGGCAGCAGCAGAACAGTTACTCAAAAACAATCCAGCCAAATCACATGAGATACTACAACTGAACAATCACTTGTTCTGGTCGTTTGAATCTAGCCCTACACTCAAGGACTTAGATGATGAAGTCTCAGCCTTTGAGACAGTATGGGGCAAGAGTCCAACCCTTATTGTTGTAGACAATCTTATGGATGTAGCAATGGATGGGTACGATGAGTTCGGTGCAATGCGTGCCGTTATGAAAGAACTCAAGTACTTAGCCAGAGATACTAACGCAGCAGTACTAGTACTACATCACACCAAAGAAGGATTCGATGGCTATCCTTGCCAGCCACGTAGTGCAGTGCAGGGTATGGTTAATCAGATTCCAGCAATGGTTCTAACTATTGGTCAGATGAAACAGGGCGATGACACATACCTATGTGTAGCGCCAGTTAAGAATAGATACGGGCGAGCAGACCAAACAGGTAGCAACTATGTTAGTCTGTCATTCAACCCAGACTCTATGTACTTAGAAGATGTAGCAGTTAGATACCAACAAGAGGGAATAATGTGAGAATTATTTTGTATATTCTTTGGATACCAATTGGATATTGGATTGCTACAAAAATCATTGAATTAGGATGGTTGTAAAAAATGAGTAGTGCAGCCAAGCGTAAAGGTACACAAGGCGGAGAAATCCCAGCAGTTAATTGGTTAAAAGCAAATGGATTTCCATATGCAGAACGCAGACTAGCAGGCAGCCATCTCGACAGAGGTGACATAGCAGGAGTCAATGGCGTGACTATTGAAGTCAAGAACCATATTAAATTAGACCTCAGTGCTTGGCTAAAAGAACTAGAAGTAGAAATGATTAACGACCAAGGTTGGACAGGCGTTGTCCTTCACAAGAAAAAAGGAACTAAAGATGTTAACGAATGGTATTGCACTATGCCAGCCAAAGTATGGTTGGCTTTAATAAAGGACGCAATGCGTGGTAGACAAGCATAGTATTGCAGATTACCTCAGATACATTGGCGCAACCGTGCCTCCAGAGGGCAGCGGTTGGCGCAAAATAAAATGCCCATTCCACGAAGATGGACATGCATCAGCAGGCATTAACTTTGATGAGAACAGATTCAAATGTCATGGCTGTGGTGTAGGTGGAGACGTATACGATTTAATTATTCAGAAGGAGGGAGGTACATATCGTGAGGCTATCAAATTCGCACAGGCAATTTCTCTTGCAGGCGACTCACCAGTACGCAAGCCAGATACATTTAGCAACAGACTATCTAGCAACCCGCAATCTCTCGGTCGCAGAGGCGCAGCGCTTTCATTTGGGAGTAGTAAAGGACGCTCTTCCAGGTCATGAGCAGTACATGGATAGGTTAGCCATTCCATACATCACGCCATCAGGCGTGGTAGATATTAGGTTCAGAGCCATGAACGGAGCAGACCCTAAGTACATGGGTATGCCAGGTGCTAAGACCAGTATGTTTAACGCACAAGTAGTACTTACTGCATCAGATTATATCTGTGTAACAGAAGGAGAGATAGACTGTATAACAGTCAGCGTTAAAACCAATCACCCAGCAGTAGGTATCCCAGGTGCTAACAATTGGAAACCTTTCTACACAAGAATCCTAGATGACTTTGATACAGTAATTGTACTAGCAGATGGTGATGCACCAGGGCTAGAGTTTGGTAAGAAGATAAGCAAAGAGTTAGGCAATGTTAATATTATCCAGATGCCAGACGGCCACGATGTTAACAGTATCGTGCATAAAGAGGGAGTAGATTTTATCAATGAGCGAATCGCCAGATGCCTCAGCACAGAATGAAGATACAGTATGGGAGTTTATTAAAGACCATCCGCGTATCCTTGGGCTACCAGTGTCAGATAAGCAAGGGCTAGACCTACTTAATGCACTACGAGATGTAGCCGAAATGATTTACAAAGACCAAGAGATGGCACACAAGATGCTCACCATGATAGCCACAGTTATTGTTGCAGCAGCAACAGGTGAGGGCAACGAGACTATTGAGGAACTGCTAGTAGCAGAGGCAATGCACAAGTTCGACACAGAAGCAAAGGAGATACTCAGTGAAAGACCCGAATAATTTTGAAGATGTTCTAAAAGAAATACGAGTTATTATGATTCGTAAACATGCAGACTACGGCCCATACAACATAGCCAATGCCCCAGGTGGGGCAATGAACGGGCTGCTTGTGCGTATGCACGACAAGA